CTGAATATCATCACCCATCTTGGTTGTAATAGCAGTTACTTCGGAAGGGGCCGTTTCGGGATTTGGAAAACCATGTTCTGAGCCAACTTCAATATCAATATACAATATTTTAATATGTTCTAAATTGTAATCGATATTGTCTGGATAGGTTTCACCAATATAGGAATAATTAAAATTAGTATGACCATAGAGCTTCATATTCTCTACACCTTCATACTTCTTTAATGCCGCACGTGTTTCTTTAATAGTGCCCCATTGAACGGGTCCAACGGGATTATCTTCAAGAGTGTGCCAATCGGTCTTACTTGTGGTGGGGATATATAGGGTGGGCTTAAATTCTGTTTTATTCTCAAAAGGTATTCCATTTTCGACTCCCCTTTCGAAAATATAATTACCAAGACATACTACATTTGTATAAAATTTCGACATTTATTTTTTAGGGTACCAATTTGTTCTAGTTGCTTTGTCATAATCACTATTAATCTCATCTAGTCTATTATAACACACTTTTATGTGTTTGTCAACCCATGAACGACCCTTAAACCCGCCAAACAAAAATAAAAATTGTAAATATATTTTGATACATATTTCTTGTATTTTATTACTTAGAAACGAAACCACTTTTATATTGTACGCCATTTTTAGTCTTTAATGCAGTCATTATTTTCTTACGATTACCCATTAGGTTGTAACTACAATGAATCCATCCACTATTGGGGTTGATACCATCATAGAATTCTAAAATGAGTTGGTCAAAGTCCAAATTATTTGCAATCCATTTTGCAAGATCGGGGTTTGGTGTAGAGAAAGATTCAAAATCGGCAGCCTGTCCATTACAATGTTGACTTGATTTAGACCCGCCCACTTTTGCATTTAATGCGGGAGAACGATAGCCTGAATTAATTGTAATAACACCAAAATGGTCTCTAACTGGTTGTAAAATATTAATTGCAAGTTGAGTTAAATTCACAAGATGAATATCACCGGGGAAATTATCTACCCTCAACCTTTCTGCCGTTGAACTTTTTGTCATTTCCGATAATGAAAAATTTTTTGATATTCTTATTATCTCCGCCATTATACAACTCCTATTTTCTCTCAATTTTGATTTATATCTACTGATCCTGTTGCGGGATCATACTTAACCGTAAAATTTATTTCAATTGGTTTAATTGTTCCGTCTTTTAAAGTTATAGGAAATTTTCCTTCAACCGCACCCATTAATGCATCTTTTGCAGTATTAAATTGTTGTGAGGGATCATCCTTCACAATCTTATCTAATTCTTTTTTAGCAGTATCTGGTAATATATCATCAATCATTTTTTCAACATGTTCTTCTGCTAAATCCTGAGCCTTATCGACTACCAATCCAGCAACCACATTGAATAACATTCCAGCAAGTGGTAACATTTTTCTCCTTTTTTAATTACTCATCATTACATCCACAAGGATCACCTTCTGTACATTCACAAGGATCGCAAGTGCACCCCTCACAACTACAACATTGTTCTTCTATATAAGCGTTATCTTCCCACATTTTAGTCTCCTATTTTAAGTGTTCTATATTATATAGTAAAAAAGCCCATCAGCACAATGTACTGATGGGCGCATCGAATGTCAATTAGTTAATTGACTTGATTTTTTTGTTTCCAATAGGAATTAAACGTGCTCGTTTTTCCTCTGGAATCACTTTTTCAAGTTCAACAGTCAACATTCCGTTGGTCAGGTTACAACCCTTTACAACGATATCATCTGAAAGAGCAAAAGACCTCTCAAATTGTCTTGTAGCAATACCACGATGAACATAATCGGATTCATTTGCTGTAGATTGCTTTGATCGAATTGAAAGAGTTGCCTCTTTTAACTCAACTTCAAGATCACTTTCCGAAAGACCTGCTACAGCCATTTCGATAAAGTATTTTGTGTCTCCGTCTTTTCGGATGTTGTAGGGTGGATACCCTTGATTGTTTGTAACGTATTGCGTGTTATCTCCAAGCAACCGGTCAAACATTGAATCAAACCCTATGGAAAATCCTAGAGCTTTTTCGAAATCCCCAAAATTTGCAGGGACATGTGATGCGCGTAGTACCATAATTCCTCCTTATATAAGCGAGAATATTAATAAAGTCACCCCTCATACGCAGAGCAGGTGACGGTTACGAGGTTTCCACTATGGACAACCTCTATAAAAGAGAGGGGTGAGGACACCGAAGGATTAACCAACACCCCTCTCAGTTTTATTTTCATAATGTATATTTCACTTAATTATATTATAACATACTTTTTTAATATGTCAAGTACTTTGGAATTACTTCTTGTAAATACTCCAAAGAACCCAAACTGCTACTAATCCTATAAGACCTTCTGAACCTAGTTGCTTAACTAGTGTCAAAACTGATCCTACAACATCAATACCAATAAATGGAACGGCTGCGCCGAAAAGAATTTGAAGAACCACACCTAGTGCGATTAACGCAATTCCTGCCTCAGTAAGCTGACGCATCCATCCTGTTACGTTTTCTAACATTTGTACTCCGTTGTTAAATTAATGTGACATTGATAAATAAAAAATTACTTACCAGTTGAACCAAATCCACCATCTCTCTCAGTTTTTTGAGCGGGTGGCTCATCAGACTCATGCAATGTATATTTTTCGCATCGAACTAATTCTCCTTGGCATATCCTATCTCCATTAAAAATCTTTACGGGTACGTTACTCATATTGGTAACCATTGCAAAAATAGGATCGACATAATCACTATCGATAATACCTTCACAATTTGTAAGATAAACTCCCTGTTTAAACGCTAGGCCGGATCTTGAATGCAATCTAATTGAAAATCCCACAGGAACATCAGCAATAAGCCCTGTAGGGATTAACATTCTTTCCATATTATTCAATTGAACGAATGTTTTATTAGTATTTATATCGGTTCGAATCCTTCTAGGTAATAATTTATTCTGTACTGAACCATAGTATTGGATATCTTCTCCATCAACCAAATTAGCACCTACATCAAAACATGCCGATTCTCTTGTGGAAAATACAGGCATTTGTACATCTTTATTGATTCTATAAAAACTTAACTTTTCCGCCATCATCGGTGATTTTGACAATGTAGAATCTGTTTTAGTATTAATTTTGTTCTTCGTTGTAGAAGTTGTTGTCTTCGCTTTGCTCATTTTCAACCTTTTTGTTTCCAATATTATATTTAGGTATTAATGTCCATTCATCTTTTTCTTTATATGAAAGAATTTTTAATTGATTCAATGGAACTATTAATGTAGACGTTTCTTCCTGAGTTACTATTTTTATTAATCCCCATTCAGCTAATAAATTTGTTATAGTATTTCTTCTCGCTTGATCATTTTCTGAAAAATTTGTTGGTTTTCCATCAAGTGCAAACAATTCTTTAAAATGAACTATGAAGTATCGCCCCTGTTTATGTAGTATATGACAAGATTGGTATAATGTCTTATCTTTCCTTGAAGCGACGCCTATTCTTGTAAGGGTTTCCCTAATCTTTAAAAAATCATCTGGTTTTTCTAGTGTACATTCTATCATATCCTCGATATTTATCATTTATTCTCCACTCCACCTTCTGTAAATTGTGCTTTGATTTTTTCTATTTGTGTGTCAGAAAGTACTTCCAAAGCATCCTTTGCTTTTTCATTACCAAAACCAAAATACGATTTGACTATTTCTAAATTCTCAATTTTACTTGGTTTTAACCATTTCGACCATCTATTACGTGGTCTGATATTATTTAGTAAATAGTCAAATTGGAGTTTTTTATCAAGGAAATGACATCTATTCATCTCATTTACTTGTAAAATTGTGTCTTGAAAGAATGAAAGACCTCTATTGACAAGAAACGGCATATACTCCTTCTCCGCCAATGTATCATCTTTCATAACATTTTTATGGCTGTTAATAGCTTTAATAAATTCAAATGGTCCCATATTAATCTTTCCAAATGTAATGGGGTTCTAGCCCATCACCATCATAAATGTTAGGATGATTCAACAAAGCACGTCTATAAGGATTCAATGCAACTCCATAGGGTCTATCATTATTTATCCATTTAGTTAATTGATATTTAGAAACTAGTTTCT